GTGGGATCGTTGACAAGGACATGGGTCACGGCGCCAACTAGTTTTCCGTCCTGGATGATGGGACTGCCGCTCACGAGTGTGTCAATATAGGGACAACACTTTTTTATGATTTTTTTGAAAAAAGTGTTGATGATAGTCGAATTTTAGGTGCATCACGCAGTTCGTACCTGCGTGATGCACTATACAGCAATGCTTGTCCCATTCTCGGGCATTGCTTTCATGATTCCGGAAAGCTCGTCACTGAAGTTCCAAATAATTCTGATGCGGCCTTCCGGATAGACTGTTATTTGCTTGACAAGAAGCTGAAGGAGCTGCCTGTCGAGCCGGCTTACTTTAGCGTGCTCCGTATACCGCTGACCATTGGAAATTTGGTGCTCTTGGGTTCTAAGTTGGTCAATGATTTGTGCCAGTCGGCTTTCTGCAATCGTATACTGAGCTTTTGCGGTTTCAGCTTCAACCGCAAGTTGAGATTTCGCTTTCAGGAAGGCTTCTTTGCTCAGTTCTCCAGAAAGGTACTGCTCATACCGTTCCATCTTCTCATCTTCGAAGCCTTCTATTTTTTGCCGTAGTCTCCGACACTCTTCCTGCAATACCTGCTCCTCTGATTTGACCAATCGTTGCTTGCGGCGGATCTTGGTGACATTCGCATCCAAGATCCGCATTTGCATTTGGATGGAGCGGAGAACAATATCGGATAGTGATGAATCTCTGATTCGGACATCCTTGCATATAGCATCAGTATCATACCTGTGAGTAGTGCAGCGCCAATCCTTGTTCTGTGCTTTCCCCCGAACCAGTTTTTTCCCGCAGCAGCCGCATACCAACTTTGACGTAAATAAATAGGATTCTCTATTGGGATCTGTCTTCCGCGGTGCATACCGTTTTTGCGCATTATGCGCCTGGTAGAACAGTTCACGGCTAATAATAGCTTCATGGGTGTTTGGAATGATGATTTGCTGATCAACAGGAATTGCTTTTGTCCGATCGCTCCCAACCCGGACAACATGGGATTTGAACGGAACAGTATCGCCCGTGTAGATCCTATTGAGGATGATATTGCGAACCGATTCAAATGACCATTTTGCCTGGGTTTTGTATTTGCCTCGTACCTTAGCCAGATATACGGAGGGCGTCAATATTCCCTCATTATTTAGCATTTGTGCGATTGCCGTAAACGTAGTACCCTCACTTGCGAGATAGAAGATCCTTCGGACAACCGCTGCGGCGGGTTCATCAACAATGATGGTGTTTTTTTGCTGCCCTTTTTTATATCCGAAAGGAGCTGCGCCATACACATACTCACCGCTAAGTTTTTTGAGATCGACAGCGCTTTTTATCTTCTTTGAAATATCTTTGCTGTACATTTGGTTGAGCAAGTTTTTGATAGCAAGATCGAGGCCTCCGGTTGTTCCTTCAAATGCATCGCTGTCGTAATTGTCATTAACCGAAATAAACCGTACAGATCTGTCAGGAAACACATATTCGAGATAATGGCCAGCCTCAAGGTAGTTCCGGGCAAACCGGGACAAGTCGCGTACTACAATGGTACGAACCTTGCCTTGGTGAACCAAATCAAGCAATTGGTTCATGCCCGGGCGATTCATAGTGGTACCACTGTAACCGTCATCGCGGATCTCCAAAAAGTTCTCCGGATGTAATCGGTTCTCCATCAGGTAACGTCTGATACAGGCTCGTTGAGACTGTATACTGCAGCTTTCCTCCTCGTTGCCTTCCGTAACATCTCCATCTTCCTTAGAAAGACGCAGATAGTAGATATCAAGCAGTTCATCCCACATTGGGAACCTCCTTCAGACGATCTATAAAGCTGTTCAGCGGGAAATACGGATCAGCATAAGTAAGATGGATTTTAATCCGCTTGTCGTGGAACACCTCAATCTTTTCAATGAGGGTAACAATCAATTCACGATCGATTTCAGAAAGGACCTGATATCTCCGAATGGACTCCGTCCATTGTTTGGAGGAGGACAATGCAGCATCCAAAGAATTCTTATCTGCTTGCGCAGAGCTTTCTTCATCAACCCAGTAGTCCAATTCTTTCTGATATTTAGCCTTTGTCCGCTCGTATATTTCGCGATCAATAACTCTCTCTGCTAAATCAGTCAGGAGCTGATCCAACTTAGCTTCACACTGTTTCCTTTTGATAGTGGCACGGGTATGCCGATTGGCTGCAGCCTGAATGTATGCCTGCGTAGAGGGCATTTTCCGCACTTTATCAGCAAGCTGTTCCACATCAATGCAAACGGAAATCTGTTGCCCCAAAAGGGTTGATATGGCACCCATGATTGCTTCCTGCCGAACATAATGGCTGCTGCACTGGGCATGACTGGAATACCGATAAGTATTGCAATCATACTGAATTCTGCTTGGTGTCTTAGCATCGTGTCGGGCACATCCTTTTGTTCCACTCATGGAACCACCACAATCGCCGCAGAACACTTTTCCACGGAGTAAGTCACGGTAATCTGTGTCGACATCATTACGGGCACGGAAATTGCTCCGTTCTTCCCGAACCTCTTCTCCCACTTCTTGCACCTTGTCAAACAGTTCCTTCGATACGATTGGAAGGTGAGCACCCTCGATAATTTGCCACTCATCACTGGAACGACGGAGTTTGGGAGCACCCAGCTTTTTCCGTTTTACTCTTCCATGTACACGGTTTCCAATATACACCTCGTCGGACAGAATCTTTCGGACTGTTCCCCGAATCCAAATTGCATTTTCGTACTTCTCCGCTTTAGTGATGCCACGGACATATCGCAGTTTTCCGGGACACAGAATCCCATCTGCGTTCAAAGTGGCTGCAATGGCTGACAGGTTCATTCCAGAGGCACGCATCTCAAAGATTCGTTGAACAACAGGTGCTGTTTCTTCGTCGATATCAAAAGTAATGGTCTCAGGATTGCGAACATAGCCATATGGAATACTTCCTGCAGATGGGAGAAATTCGCCAGTTCCCATTTTTGCATCAATGCCGGATCGGATTTTCTTGGAAATATCCTGAACGTAGAAGTCGTTCAGAATCATTTTCAGGGGAAGTGTCAAACTATGTGCATCGCAATTCGGGTCCGCACTGTCATAGTTATCATTGATGCAGATCAGTCGTACACCCATCTCGGGTAGGGTTCGCTCGACCAACTCGCTGGTTTGCAAAAAGTGTCGGCCAAGGCGAGAGATATCTTTCACAATAATACAGTTGATTTTTCCCATTTGCAGATCTTTCATGAGCCGCTTAAAACCTTCGCGTTCATAGGTCATGCCGGAGACTCCATTATCGGAATAAGTATCCACCAACTTAATTTCCGGGTGCTCATTCAAATAGTGAATTGCAATCTTCTTTTGATTTCCAATGGAATTGTACTCTTCGGAGTCTCCGTCTTCGACACTCAAGCGACCATAGTGGCCAGCCAGTGTAGTATCATCCAAAGCCTCTGCAACTGTAGTACGATTTACTCTGCTCTTTCTTGCCATTTTAGCTCACCTCCAAATTTTGTTTCTGGAGCGTATCCAGAATAAACGCAATGTCGTTACGGAAATTAAAATCGATTCGGATTCGTTTGTCTTCGTAGATATGCACTTTATCAATCAAGGTAAAAACCATCTCCCGGGATAGAGTAGATTCCCCATCGAACTTCAGAAATTGTTCAATCCATGAAGTGGCATTACTTGCATTATTGAGCGCTTCCACTTTTGCAGCATGTAGCTCGCGCAAGGCAGATTCAGCCTCGGCGATGCGCTTGTTATACTTAGCTTTCATAGCGGTGTATTCATCGGTGTCAAGCAAATTATCACAAAGAGACTCATACAACCGCATTTTTGTATCTTGAAGTTCATCCATCTCGTTTTCTTTTCTTGCGATGGAAAGATCCAGTTGTCTCACACGTGCCTTTGAAACATCTACTTCACCGGTAGCCTGAAGCAGGGCATCTATTTCTACAATGAGTTGGATTTGCTTTTGAATTGCGTTCAAGACCACAGCTTCCAGTTTAGAACACTCGAAACTGTGAGAAGAACACCCCCAACCTTTTTTGTTTCCTGAACATACATAGTAATGGAACTTTCGGTTTCCGCGGGCTACAGAACGTCGGAGCATCGACTGGCCACAATCGGCGCAAAAGATAACACCGCTAAGTGGAAACACTGCCTCGCCTTGCGGAGAAGTTCTGGTATCCCGTTCCAACATCCTCTGAACAGCCGCAAACATCAAAGGATCAATGATTGCAGGATGGTTATCCTTAATCACCGACCATTCGGATTCCTTGCGCGCCTTCATGCTTTTTACCTTATAGTTCGGGGTGCCACGTTTTCCCTGCACCAGGGTTCCCATGTAAATTGGATTCGTCAAAATCCGGTTGATAGTTACAGCACTCCATTTGGGAGCAGATCCTGTAGAAAAACCGGTCTTATAATTCAACCCCTGGCTTTTCTTATATTCCATAGGTGTAGGAACATGTGATTTGCTTAAGAATTCAGCAATTGCGGTTTGACTGTACCCGCGAAATTTCAAAGAAAAAATGCCTTTTACAACCTCGGCTGCATTCTCGTCGACAATAAGCTTGTGCTTGTCGTCGGGAGATTTACAGTAGCCATAGCTTGCAAAGGCACCTAAAAATTCTCCGTTGCCGCGTTGGATCCGAAACTGATTTCTCAGCTTCTTGGACAGCTCACGGCAGTAGGACTCATTCATTAAATTTTTGATGGGAATGAGCAGGTCATCCCCAGATTTCTCGTTTTCGCTATCCACATCGTCGTTGATAGCGATAAAGCGAACACCCGCATTTGGGAAGTATTTCTCCAGCAGATTACCGGTAGAAATGTACTCACGGCCAAGGCGTGAGAGATCTTTTACAATGACACAGTTAGCCCGACCGGTTTTAATAGCATCCAATACTTTTTGGAACCCTGGCCGATCGAAGTTTGTGCCTGTGTAGCCATCGTCATCCGCTTCGTCAATCAGAACGATGTTGGGATGTTTCTCCAGATAAGCATGAACGAGCTTTCGCTGGTTTGCGATACTATCACTTTCCTGATTGGAAGTGCGGTCATACTTTGAAAGCCTATAGTAGGCGATGGCATAATAGCAAATATCCAAGCTGGTGCTGGGATATACAATGTTGGAATTAACCATTCTGTGTCCTCCTCGCATTTTTGCGATGTTAGCACAGGATGGGATACTCCAGGCGGCTGACCAAGCCGTATTTCATTGACATCTATATTATGAAACATAAGTCCGAAAATGTCAATGCAAATCAGGGGAATACCATTATTTCACTGTGGAAACATCGATACTGCTGACATATGCAAGTAACCGATCTTGCAAGCTGATATCGGTATCTGCAAAGCCAACCTCAACAACGACACCGCTATCCAGATAACAATACGGATTTCCGATTTGATCAACAAATGCCTTGACTCGTTCGGATGGGGGCTTTGATGCATCAATTCTTACACTCCGGATGTCCTTTAGCGTGTCTCGGTTCGCTAAACTATTATTGCTCATATCGAGAACTCCTTTGCTAATGTGGAAAGTATTGCCACGCAATTTGCTTTTTATTCGTCCAGTATTGGTGCCTGTGGCGAACAGGTCCATAGAAGTTGCATCTCCCCGCCTTCACTATGGCCGGGCCGCGGTTTACGGAAGTACCATTGTACCTTTGCGGATCGTCGCGTTGCATGGGTGCCACCCATACATCAGTGCTCATGTTCTGATAGGCCCTCAGACAGATAGCCGCTCCTCAACAAAGGGATGTACCAAACTGGACACTATGCAGTTTTCAAGGTGCAGAGGGCGTATGTATCCCTTTCACTCTTTAAGGAGGCATGGCGAACCATTAAAAATATCAATTTCAGAAAAAATCTGGTTATTTTCTTCTTTTTGTGAAAAGTGCCCGCAGTGAAGCACTGCAGGCACTCTGTTTATAAGGGGAATTTGTGAATGTTTAACGCAATATGGATGAGAAGTTGCTGATGAAGATCCTCTTTGTATGCCCCCTTGACATAAGAGTACTTTCGAATCAGAGGCTCATAGAGTTCAAATATCTTCTCTAATGCAAGATTATCCCCGTCGATCGCACTACGGAGAATGTGTTCAAACTCGTCACTTCTCATATGTATCACCGTAACTCTCTGCCAGAAGCTTACGTAGTTTTTCGAGCGCACGAGTCTTTTGGACGCTCACGAAATCTTTAGAACAATGCAGCCTTTCTGCAATTTCGCGAGGAGTCAACTGTTCGACAAACAAGAGACGGAGAACTTCTCTGCGCATGAGCGGCAGTTCGGAAAATGCTCTTGACAGTCGTTCTTCTTCAAAGTCGAAGTCCCGCATACCGATTTCAATATGGGCATAGGGGTCTCGCGGATCCAGAAGATAGTCTTCAGGTATTTCATCCAGCGAGAACACTTCGTTCTTATCCGACAGAGGGTCTTTCATTCGGTCACGGTAGCGGGCGCTTGCACGTGCGAGTGTGGTGTCCAGCCAGACCGTAAAGCGTGCTCGTAGTACATCACGGTCAGGATCAATGGGATCCCATTTTAGGGTAGCCATAGGTTGTACCTCCAGTTCAATTTGTTGTTCAAATCGAACTGGGCAGGGTGGCCCACGGCAATGCTGGAAGGCATTAAATAAGGCGCACAGCATTACATGAATGCAATGCTGTGCGCCTAAAATGGATACTCGCGTTTTACACCCTATCTTGGTTTTTACTTCATCTGGCCAAGGGGTTAGGTGTTTTATTTGCCTGAATGCGTGAAACTGTACCTTAGTAAGGCACCTCAACACGCAGTCCTTTGGGGGTATAAATTTTGTTGATCATATAATCACCTTGCTAATTCTAAATAGGGCTTCACCCCAGTATGTTTTGAGGTGCTGCTCTGGTGTGTCGTTTCTACACACTATTTATAGAAAAAGCACGGTGAAAAACCCCACGAACGCTGTCGATACCGTAGAAAAAATGAGAAATGCAACTGAACGGAAGAATGAACAAAGAAAAAGAATGCCTCCAACTGTCGAGTCGGAGACATTCTTGTCAGGTTATTTATTCAAAATTGAGGGTCAACACGTCAGTGGTAACGATATCTTCCCAAGTGTTGGCGTCTACAATGCGCAGATTGAATTCAATGTTCTCAATCTGATCAATATTCTCGATTTCCAGATCGCTCAGATCGATCATGGACATACCATCGATGATTTTGGTGCTGGGACGAAGATCAGACCACAGACCCACATCCTGCATGAAGCCATTGACGGACACATTTTCGGCATAGACGGAAATCTCCTTACCGCTGTTATTTTCCATGTAGAAGACAACAGTGCCGTCCCAAATGATATCCTGCTTCAGTCCCTTACAGATGATGCGAATACCATCGGAATCATAGAGGACATCGCCGGAGTCATCTACAGGCTGATCATAAGGTGCTGCAGAGGTAGTCAGGGTCAGCAGATCGGAAGTCGTAATGGTCTCCCAGGTTTCAGGATCCTGGATCTGAAGATAGAACTGCAGTTCAGCCAGCATCTCAATGCCGGACTGATCCAGCTCAGAGGACATGATGGACAGGGTCTCATTTGCTTTCTTACCAGCTGCGACCTCAGCATACAAGGATGCTGTAGGCATCATGTAGCCATTTGCAGAGACAGAAGCGGATGTAACCAGTACATTCTTAGAAGAGTCGTTCTCGACCAGAATTTTGATCTCGGGGCCCATCCAGCCATCTTCATAGCCAGTCGCCGTGACCTTCACGCCATCAGCCTCATACAGAACGGTTTCTGCAACAGTGATCTCCACGGTGTCATTCTCCTGCTCGTTGTCGGATTCGTTGCCGGCAGGTTCTTCATTGGAAGTCACGCTGGAATCGCCGTTGACATTAGCGGGCTGCTTTACTTCGTCACTGCTGGAGCAAGCGGTTGCTAAAATCATTACCATAGCCAGCAGAAGAGCGATCAGCATCTTGCTTTTCTTTGTCATAATTGTTTCTCTCCCTAATTCGTAAGTATTTGGGGTTTGCTTTGCGAAACAATTATATCAAAGTCAAATTCTTCATGTTGCCCCCAAAAAGGGGGAATTATCACTCTAGTGTGCCCGCTGT